CGTCTTCCTGGAGCTTGCCCTCGTCGAAGATGCGCTGGAGGCCGACGTCGTGGAGCGCCCGAAGCTGATTCGACGTGCGCGACAGGACCAGGAAGCGCGGGCACGGGTGCCCGGCTTCGGAGGCGCGGTTCCATTCGTGCGGCCAGGACTTGATGCGCTTGGCCGTCTGCGCGTCGAGCAGGGCGGGAATGTCGGGCAGGGTGAAGACCTCGGGCCCGGGCTCCGGAGTTGCGGCGGAGCCGATGGCGGTTTCGGGGGCGCTCATGTTACCCTTCCTGCCCGGGTTCGCGGTCCGCCGCGGTGCCGCCGCTCATTGTCTTTTCGTATTCGGCCTTGACCCGGCCGTAAGTCGAGGAAAGCCACTTCTCCGAGAGCTTGGCGCTGTCGGTGACGAAGTGTTCCTTGCCGTCGTCCTTGCCCTTCCAGAACGAGAACTTTTTGAGGAGCTCGGCCGCGGCCTTGGCGTCGTTATTCGCCAGCCGGAGGAGCATCATGTCGAGCTGCGCCTTGAGATCCTTGCCCTCCGGCGTGAGGTCGGAAGTCTTCTGCGCCCCGGCCTTATATTCGACCTTTTGGATCTTCGTCGTGTCCATGCCGGACGCCTTGAGGTCGTCCATCGTGACGCCCATGAGCCCGATGACGCGCTTGATGAGCCGGCCGTAGAGGTTGGTCACGGCCTTCCGGCGGATGTTCGGCATATCCACGTCCTCGATTTCCTTGAGCTTCCCGCCCTGGAAACCGAAGAACTTGTCGCGCTGAGAGCAGACGCCGATATCCTCGACGTACCGGCCGAGCTTCTTGGAGTACGCCTTGCCGGTGGCGACGTAGGTGTAATAGCGGCCCTTGGAATCCTCGGCCCATTCCTGGGCGAGCTTCAGGTCGGAGATATCGACGCCGAAAGCGATGGCGACGTTCTCCGCGCCGCGGTCCATGAGATAGAGGCTCGCGCCCTGGTCAACCCAGTCCGAGGGCTTGGTCATCTTGAGCGCGATGATCTTGACCCGGTTGAAGAACTCGACGTTCTTTTCGATAGCCGCGAGCTCCTTCTCGATGGACAGCCCGCGCTCGGGGACGTTGATGAGCGTCATTTCCGGGTTCACCGTGCGTTCGTCGACGCCCTCGGCCCCGGTGATTTTTCCGTTCGGTTCCATTCTGTCCTCCCTTGACTTTCCCTGCGCCCTAGCCGATGATGGGGATGCTTACGGTATCCCCGCTCGGCTCGACCGGGCGGCTCTCTGTCCCTGCCCCTCTCGGGACGGCCTGATGCTCCATGATGGTTCCCCTATTTGCCTTCGGCCGCAGCGATGGCGTCGAGGAGCCTATCTCGCCAGCTGTCGATATTGCATTGCAACGGGATGAGCCCCGCCTCTTTGAAATGGCCCATGTCAGAAGCCACGCCCTTGCACGCCCTCAGCAATCCCGGCGCAGCCTTTTCCAGCCGCTTCTTCGCGGCGATCTGTTCCAGCCGGGCCAGCCGCATGGCTTTCTTTTCAGCCTTGCAACGCTCCCCAATGATCCGTTCGCGGTACATGGTTAAACCCCCAATTCCAACTGTCCCTTGATCTCTCGCGGGGTGTGCTCACGCTCGTATTCCGCGCACGCCTTGTCATCCCGCGAACGCTCCTCGCCCCAGTGCATGCACTGGCTTTCGATGAGGTGCCCGTCCGGGCCGAGTTGGAGCCCGCAACGCAGGAAATCGCAGGTGCCGCAGGTCATGACCGTTCCGGGTAGGCGTTCAGCGCGGCGGCGATGTGGGCGGCGTTGCTGAAACAGTCGGCGCCGTAGCATGTGCAAATATTGTTGATGAGGCCCAGGCTTGGACCAACGCGCACAACATCGGTCCGGCCCGGCGCGTCAATCTGCACCCTGTACCGCGTCCTCACCCGCTCCCCCTTCGCCTTCTTCCCGAACAGACGGAATTTCATGTCAGTCCTCACGATCCTGCATTGCCGATACGGCCCGCCGAATTTCCGGCATGTTGTGATAGTCGAAGAAGAACTGCGCTGCGGCCTTGTACGCCAACCACGCCTTGCGGGTCCATCCGTGTTTTTTCGAGCTCATAACCTTCCCCCTTCTTGAATTTTCGCGTGCGCGACCTCACCATCGCCTTGCACGCGGGCTTGACGGGGTGAGCCGACGGCGCTCTGCAGGGTTGCCAGACCCCTTTAATTCCAGCGCCGGTTTTGGGAGGGATGCTGAAAAGGCTTTTATTTCGGGATGCAGAGATTCGAGGAGAGTGAGGCGGCGGTTCAATTCCTGAATCGTCGCGCCGAGCTCGTCCTTGATCCCCATGCGAAGCTTGTTCCAATGGGCGACACGGCACCTCGTAGAGCAGTAGTCCTGCCAGCGGCGCTTCGGCTGAAATGTCGCCGAACACTCTTTGCAGGATTTTGACGCCAGAGGCTTCCGTTTGGAGGCGGTCATGGTTTGCTACCTAGATGGTCTGTAAAACGCACGCGGACGCGATTCATTGGCCTTGCGCCATATCCGCAGAGGGGATCAGGGAAGTCATTTTCGCTTCGCCCGCCTTCGCTTCCTGCTCTTTCAGGTAAATCCGCGCCCACGGCTCCAGGTCGAAGCCGAGCGGGATCGTGACCAACTTCCCATCGCAGATGACGGTCAGCGTGCGTCCGTCCTTGCCGATAACGGCCTTGGGTTCGAGGCCGCGCGGGGCTTCGTGATTGCTGTCCATGTTACCCCCGCGCTTCGGCATAAACGAAGTCGATGAAGGCAACAGCTTCGCCCATCGTCCTGATGTTGTTCTTCGGGAAGTCGTCGCGGATAAAATCGTCCGCGATGCTCTCCGCGACCATCGGCGAATACCCGAACTTGTACGTGATGATTTTGGCGACCACGTTCCGCTTTTCCTGGAGACTCATGCTTTCCCCCTTTAATGAGACTTACGATATGGACCCGAGAAACCGATCCAGGGCAACAGAGGCCAGGGGCGACACCTTGCGCCCCTTCTTCCAGCAATAGATAGTGGCGTCCGTAACCCCGATTAAATTAGCGATTTCCCTGATGCTTTTCCCCGAGGATTTTTCGTAGTCGGCTACCCTGAGTATCCTGGGGTCAATCTTTCGTTTCGCCATACTTGCCTCCTATGCACCCCTATAATAATGAGGCCGGCGGTCAATGTCAAGCAAAATAAAATATATTTTAATTTTCTATTGACAAGCGGGCGGACGGGGTATATATAAGGAGCATGGAATATCAAGAGTTTCTAGACCAAAAATCTCAAATAGGGGCATCAGCCGGATTTGATCCCCTATGGATACCGGATTTCCTATTCGACTTTCAGAAAGCCCTCGTTGACTGGTCTATAAGAAAAGGGAGGTCCGCCATTTTCGCGGACTGTGGGCTGGGCAAGACACCGATGCAATTAGTTTGGGCCGAGAATGTTGTCCGCAAAACGAATAAGCCGGTATTGATATTGACGCCCCTCGCGGTGTCTGCTCAAACAATCCGAGAGGCCAAGAAATTTGATATTGATTGCCGCCGTTCCGCCGGTGACATTCCGGCCGGGGCGCGGGTCATCGTCACGAATTATGAGAAGCTCCACCATTTCAACCCGTCCGATTTCGGCGGGGCGGTGTGCGACGAATCAAGCGCCATTAAAGCCTTTGATGGAAAGCGCCGGGCCGAAGTCACGGCCTTCATGCGTCATCTACCCTATCGTCTTTTGTGTACGGCAACGGCCGCCCCGAACGATTACATTGAACTCGGGACGGCGGCTGAAGCGTTAGGGGAAATGGGGTACATGGATATGCTTGGGCGGTTCTTCGTCAACGATCAAAACTCCTCGAAGCCCGTCCGCCGATGGACGGCGCAACATTCAGGATGGGCTAGCCTGTCGGCTGGCGGGGGCCGCGGCAACTGGCGCTTCAAGGGCCATGCCGAAGACGCTTTCTGGAAATGGGTATGCTCATGGGCGCGGGCTTGCCGCCGGCCGTCAGACTTGGGCTTTGCCGACGATAGGTTCATCCTCCCTTCGTGTACCGAGAGGGACCATGTTGTAAAGGCGCGGACGCTAGCCCCAGGAACCTTATTCGATCTCCCGGCTACTAATTTTTTCGAGGAGCGAGAGGAACGGCGACGGACCATAACCGAGCGTTGCGAAATGGCCGCCGCCCTCGTCTCCGGGACAAAGCGACCGGCCGTGATATGGTGTCACCTTAACCCGGAAGGAGACTTGCTGTCCCGCATGATATCCGACGGCCGGCAAGTAAGCGGCCGCGATACCGACGAATCGAAAGAAGAGGCGTTCGAGGCATTTGCAACCGGCAAGCTACGCGTCCTGATTATCAAGCCGAAGATCGGAGCTTGGGGGTTGAACTGGCAACATTGCTCCCATGTCATAACCTTCGCCTCGCATTCCTACGAACAGTATTACCAGGCCGTCCGCCGTTGCTGGCGCTTCGGGCAAAAGCGGCCCGTGATCGTTGATCTTATTGCGGCCGAGGGTGAGTCCGCCGTTAAGGACAATCTTCGCCGCAAGGCTGAGGCCGCCGACAGGATGTTTACCGCCCTGGTTGGGCATATGAACGATGCTATGCACCTAGACCGGGGCATATCTTACAAGGCGAAAGTGGAGGTTCCGTCATGGCTATAACTGAACAGGTTGTCAATGATCGGTATGCGATTTACTTAGGCGATTGCATGGAGGTCATGCCGACACTCCCGGCCGGGTCGATTCACTTGTCCATCTATTCCCCGCCCTTTGCGGGGCTCTATCATTACAGCTCGAGCGAACGGGATCTTTCTAACTGCAAGGATTATCCAGAGTTTTTCTCTCACTATGAATTTGTGGTCCGGGAGATATTTAGGCTCACCCTACCCGGGCGCATGACGGCCGTTCATTGCATGGACGTTCCGAGCAGTAATACTGGCAAGGGCGATTATCTCATGGACTTCCCCGGGGACATTATCCGACTCCACGAGAAAATAGGTTTTCGATACGTGGCCCGCTATCACGTTTGGAAAGAACCGCTGACCGTTCGCAACCGGACGATGACAAAGTCCCTAGCTCATAAAACAATCGTGGACGACTCGTCCCGTTGCACGGTTGCTAGTGCGGATTATCTGCTCGTCTTCCGCCGCAAGGGGGAGAACATGATCCCTATCGAACATCCGAACGGGCTGACGGAATATGCGGGCGAACGGACTATTCCGGCCGAGCTATTACAGTATAGAAATTGGGCCGGGAATCAAATCGAAAACCGTTTCTCTCATTGGATTTGGCGTCAGTATGCCTCGGCCTTTTGGGATGACGTCAGGCTTGACCGCGTGCTCCCGTTCAAGGCCGCCCGGGATCAGGAAGACGAGAAGCATGTCCATCCGCTCCAACTCGATGTTATCGAAAGGGCGACGGTCCTCTGGTCAAATCCGGGAGAGAATGTTTTGACGCCGTTCATGGGCGTTGGATCCGAAGTGTTTGAGGCTGTCCGCCTTGGGCGTCGGGGGATAGGGGTTGAACTCAAGCCCTCTTATTATCGACAGGCCGTCAAGAATATCGCTCACGCCACGACGATAAGTCAAGGCAGACTATTCGAGTCCGTTATCTCCGAAGAAACAGACGAGACAAAATGAAGCTACTTTTTATTTCCGGCCCCTATCGCGCCCCGACAATCGAGGGAATCAAAAACAATATTCAAGGGGCCGCAAGGTGGGCGGCAGAGTATTGGAAAAAGGGATATGCCGTCATCTGTCCGCACATGAATACAGCGCTGTTCGACGGGATATGCCCCGATGAAGTTTGGCTTGCCGGAGACCTGGAGATATTGAGGCGTTGCGACGTCCTGTTCGCTATGCCGGGGTGGGAGAAAAGCGAAGGGGCAAGGGCGGAGGTAGCAGAAGCAATCCGCCTTGGCCTGGAAATTATTTACGGATAGTGAGGTGATGAGATGAAACGCACAATGATTCTCGCGGTCCTCGTCTGCCTGCTCGCGTCCGTCGCGGTAGCGGCTACGCATCCGCTCATGGGGGTTTGGAAGTTCCGCGTGAAGGACGGCTCAAGATGGCACGCGGACCTGGTCGTCATTACCGGAGTTTTCCCCTCCCCGTCTAATCCTCTCACGAGCATGGTCAAGGGCCACATGAAGGGCTCGCCCCGTGACCTCGTCTTCGGGTATTTCTATTCCGGGTATCCGAGCCTCTGTAGCCTTACGATCAAAAGCTCTGAGGATTATATTGATACGTGGAACTTTTCTTTCCCGCCGAACCAAACCTATTCAAAGCACTTGGGCGTGAAGATCGAATCCAGAGAGGGGGGATCGACTCGCCTCCGGGCCGATTTGCACTATATGATAGCGCACAAAGTTACCGGCACCAGCGCGCAAGCCGCCGGCACGTTCGGTAATTGAGGGCGACGCTCCCGATCCGGACCGCGCCGACAATCCCGAGCCACACCCAGCCGCAAGCCGGAGCTGAGCGCGGCCAGGATGACGGCCAACATCACGCCGCCCTGAAGGTGATCCCATCGAGGGAGAACGCGGCGTTGTTCCCGACCCAGGGAATGACCTGACCGTTACTTGATACGACGCAAAAGCCGAAGGCCCCGTTCGAGACGACAGCATGATATTCGATTTTCGCCGGCCGGTAGCCCGCGGGGAGCGTGAACGCGGCAGAGGTGAGCGTCCCGCCCTTTAAGATACCCCGGAGGTGAACGATACCAAGCGTGTCCCTGAAATACCCGGCGGCGCTGTAACTCGCAGCATCGTAGTTGACCCAGGAATTTCCGAGCGTCGGCGCGATCCACGCTTGTTGGGTTACGACGTAGCCGCCCGCCTTGACGCCCGCGAAAATACCGTGCGCCCGCTTCCAGTCGTCGTTAAGATGGCCCTCGTAGGCCCCACGGGGGACCGGGGCACCGCTCGATTTACTCATACCGCCTCCGCAGTAATCGCCGTCTGCCGGGTCGCGACGTTCTTATCCGCCTTGAGCACACGCAAGGTTTTATCGACCGCCGTCCCCTGCTCATCGAAAAACCGCGCGCGGCTGTAAACGATGAGGTCGCCGGGCTGTACGCCGAAGGCTACCGAGCCAGCCGGGAACGTTACCTTGTCCGCCTCGAGCCCGGCCAGGATAGCGTCCCCTACGGTGATAGCGTCGGCCGAGGTCGTGAGGAACGTTTCGAGCGTCAGCGTTTTGATAGCGCCGTTCTTGGCGGCAAGGATGGCCGAGGCCCGCTTGACGCGCTCCCAAGTTTGCGCCTGGGGATCCTGGCTATAAAGAATTTCCACGGCGTAATAGGATTCGGCGTCGTCACTCCCGCTCTCCGCTTCGAGCCCGAAAAGCTGATGATCGGCGATGTGGATGGCCGAGGAGGACGCCGTCGTTGTCAGCGCCTTGAGCCCGATCCGACCCTCCGCATCCTGGGAGGTGAACGCGCCGAGCGAAACCTCGAGGTCGCGGATGAACCGCTGTGAGTCCCGGGTCACGAAAAGCGGCGCGGCCAGCGTCGCGGTCTTCAGCGCCTTCGTTTCCCAAATAGTATCGAGGTCGAGGTCCGCGTCCGCGAGCCCGAGAAGCTCGTTCATCGCGTCTTTGAAAACGAGCGCCCCGTTCGTGAGACTCACGTTGTCATCGCTCATCCGGCCCTCGAAATCGACCGCGATGATGTCGCCGTCGGCAATCGTGATCGTCGAGACGAAGGTAAAAATGCCCTGCCCGGGGTTGTCGAAATAGTGCGTCCCCGCCGTTTGCGTCACGCCATTTAGCCTCACGGCGGTCGTCCCCTTGCATCGGCCGTCATGATATTTGTAGGTGTTGGTCCCGATCTTCGTCGGGGTCGCGCCCGTGATGGCCCCGTAGAGCATCGGGACTGCCTTCATGGAATCAGCGTCGGCGATCCCGGGATACTCCGAGGGCCAGAAATGATTGATCGGCAAATCGCGGTGGATCCCCTCGCGGCTGTCCACGAGGTCAAGGCCGAAGCTCTCGTCGCTTATGACGCGCCGCCGCACAATGCCGGTAAAGACGGGTTTGAAGTCCGCATACGTGAATCCCGGCCCGCCGAGGAGAACGCGGACGGTCCGATTCCTCCAGGTCAAGCCCCTGTAAAGCTTATCGAAAAAGTGGATCCCCCCGGCCTGCATCGCATTGATGAACGCGACTGAGCCCGACGACGCGGCGAAGCTGCCCTCGTGGAGCGCCTTCAATTCTTGCGAGAAAGACGAGATGCCGTCCGCCGTCAGGAAATTGAGATAGAGCCGATCGTTAAACGTGATCGTCCCGTCCTGATAATTCGTGAAGTAAAGCCAAATGCAAGCTTCTATAAAAAAGTTCGTCGGGCTCGTGCCGTCTGAAGTATGGACATAGAGGAGTCGATTCCAGTAGTCGAAAAACCACGTCCCGGCCGTTGTCTCGACCGCCGCGATCGAGGCCTCCCCGAAGGCCCGAGATCTCGCGCAGTACACTCGCCGGCTCGTCATGTTGCTCCTCTACTCGGGCATGAGGTTCGGCGAGGCGGTGGGGCTCCGCTGGGCGAGCGTCCAGGGAGACAAGATCTCGCTTGGCCGGATGGAGACGAAGGCCCGGCGCGAGCGGGTTATCCCGATCACGGCCGGGATCCGGGAGGTCCTGGAGAGCCTGCCGGCCGGCGGGCCTGAGGATTTCGTTTTCGCCTACCGGCGCCGGGCTCTGATAGTCAATCAGTCGGCGCTCCTGACCTGGATCCGCGATCTCTCGGGCGTCAAGGATTTCGAGTTCCACGGGCTCCGCCACACCGCGGCGACGCTCATGGTGACCGAGGCCCAGGGCAGGGGAGTGGGGCTCGCCGATATCATGGCCGTCCTGGGCCACTCCCGGACGGAAACGACCCTCCGCTATCTCCACGAGGACATGGGCCGGATGAGGAAAGCCGTGGAAATCGTCGAAGAAAAGGCGACGAAGGGTTGAATCTGCCTGCCTGCTCTGTTATCATGCCGGGAGCCCCGACCCCGGGCGGGAACGGGCCTCGAGACGCGAGACTTGGTCAAGATATTTAGCCTTGACTTTATATGCGCCTCATAAAGAATAGATTACAAACTCCCATCGGTGGGGCTGTAGCTCAGTATCTGCCATTTCCGTTAATCCCTGATATTCCATATGATGAGCTTCCAACAGGGAAGAAGTGGCCTTCCGTCCGATATCGATTATCCCAGCTTTCCCCTGCTTCCCTGATGGTTGGTCAAGATATGGTCAATAAGAAAAGGTGAAGAATAGCGAGCTATTTTCAGGTTCGTGTCCTGGGGGAGCTGATCCGGAGGCCTTCCCGCGGCCGCGGACGTGAGCAGAATCTTGGACACTCTTGAAGTATTCGGAAAAGGGATATAATAAGCACACTATCTGGATAGGAGTTCGCAATGGGGTGGTTTGCGAGATACGGAATCCCAGGCACCTATTTTGTTCTCGATTCTATGCTATGGATATTGATTTTAGTTCCGAAAATAAACCATGTGGTATTGGAATATACAAATAAAGATGATGGTTTCTTGCCGTTATTAGGGGCCCTCCTTGCGCTCTCTTCACTTCCTTTCGGATACATCTTAACGATTATTCAGCAGTACTTCTATTTAGGAAAGAAAAGAAGAAAGGGAGGCTTATATAAGCGAGCCGTCAGAGCCTTGGGCCAGGATCTCGATGAGTCTTACGATGAAGCGGTTATTGAACAAACAGTTTTCAGCCAGCTGTATTTATCAGAGGCATATCGATATCTCCCGCGTGACTGGGATGATAACATTAAATTTGTCAGAACTTGGGTTGAAAAACGAATGGATATCTTAGTAATAAATAGGACTGTTCGCCTAGCAACAGCATTGGCCTTGGGACCCGCAGCTGTAATCTGTGCCTTATTATGGGACATTTCTTTATGTCGTAGCAATATTATTTCAGCAATTATACTAATTGTTCTCTCGTTACTTCTTTTTTTGCTTTTATACTTGAGCACTAAGAAATTAGAAGAACAACTGGTCTATGTTTTATCTCGCTTTTATCGGAAAAACAATATTGTCGTTCCTGAGCCATAAAGGCAGGGGTTCGAGGCCTCTCTTCGGCACTCTCAAAAACTCCCGGAAAAGCCCCGTTTTCCCCTGTAAGCCCGCCGCCTATCGTCTCTCGGCGTCTCACCGCATCCCGCCATCGGTTACAATCCAGGGGACATAGATCAGGGCTCCCAGGTTCCACTCTGCCTCGCGCCCACGGTCACGAGCTTCCAAACCCCGCCGACGCGGCTATAGGCCCGGCACTCTTTCCAGACGCCGCCGACTCTCGCCCAAACGAGTGCGCCGGAATTCCTGATGAATGGCGTGCGCCCGTATTCGGCGCTCCCGGGGTTCCAGCCGAAGCCCGGCGTCCGTCCGTATTCTGCACCATTGCCGGCTGGCATTTTAGATCACGGAAAAATCGTCGAAATAGCCCGCCCGTAAATCGCCGGGGACGTAGGCCGGGGTGAAGTTTCCGATGATGACCTGGTAGCACTTTTTCGTCGCCGTGAATTCGACGCTCAATTGTTCCCAGGCGCCGGATCCGGCATTCTTGTCCCGCCCCATGACCTCGAGCGTCGCCGGGTCGATGACCTTTGCCTGTAAAACGTTGGCCGCGACCGTAGGGTAAACCCAGACCGTAATCGTCCTCGATCCCGCTTCACAGGCTACCCAGATCGGCGGGTAGACGCGCCCGGGGAGGAGCCGGATCGAATAGGAGCCGCCGTGCTTTTGAACCGTCGAATGAGGGAAGGCCCAGGCCGGGACGACGCCGGTTTTGTCGGCGACCGTGAACCCGTCGTAATCGGCCATCAGCTTTTCCTCACGAGTGCGACGCCGCGTCCCGCCGAGGTTGGACCGCAGAGAGCAAGCCAAACATTCGCGTCTTCGTCGGTGACGGTATCGAGGTTTGCAAGGCCCTGGTAATCGGATACGCCAAGTCCGCAGACGCCTTCCAGAAGGCCGATCAGTTTCAGGGAGGTTAGATTCCAAACGGGGGTTTCTCGGATGAGGTATCGGCCGTCGGAAGTCAAGGCAAAGGGGCTTGCCTTCGCCGAGTCGCTATAATACCAAGTGGGAGCAACGGAACGTTTCGCGCCGTCCTCATCTCGGAGAGCGAGCCAATATCTAGAGCTAGCCGCCGGGCCAGCGGTTCCGCATCCAAACTCAGAAGTTGCCGTATCCCTGGCGGTCATCATCGGCATATCTTTCGTGACGTCAAAGCGGAGTGGTTGACCGACATAATAGAAATCAACTCGGGTCGGCTCTTTCGTGACATAGATGAAGCGGTGATCGAGGACGGACAGCCCGTAAGCGCCGGCAGTTTTGTTGATCGTATATTCCGTCGCGCTCAACCAGCTCGCTCCCGTACCGGCGTGCGCGCCAGAGTCCCATCCGGCCCATAAAGCGACGGAGGCATAGTCGGCCTGGTTGTCTGAAATAACGACCATGTAATCGACGTTATTGTCCGGGTCATAGTTATGGTAGACGCCGATATTCGCCCCGGCCGCCGCGTCCTCGATGTGCCAGAAAGCATTAAGGACAAGTTTCGCGTCGAGGATCGCTTTTAATTGTCCCGCCGCCGCCGTGAGGGTTCCGTCATACCAGGCCATGTTAATCTCCTAATACTCGAACCAGAGATCGCCGTCAGAGCCGCCGCTCGGCGGATCATCTGAAATCGTGATGAATGAATCGGCTCCGCCCGACTGATGCCGCGCCTTGTGAGCCGCCGCCGCATAATCGACGTCGACCGCGGCGGCACTCAGGGCGCCGGTCCCTATTGTAACCTTGACGAGTCCGGTCGCCAGGGCGCTCAGGGCCTGGGCGTTCGGGAGACTCGCGTCGGCTTGCTGAAGGATATACTTTGAGGTCGTCGGCGCGCCTCCGCCGCCACCCCCGGCGACGAGGCCTCTGATCGCATTCCAAATCCCGTGGACCGTCCGCCAGTCCTTCTTTATGTGGTCGTTGAATTCCCCGCGCGGGACGAAGTCGCTCGGATTGTTAACACTCATCTTAAAGCTCCTCCGCCCCCGCGCCGGTCTGCATGGTGCCTACGGATTTACCAACCTTGACGACCCGGAGCGTCTTATCGACAGCCGTCCCCTGGGCGTCGAAATATCGGGGCCGGGTGAAGATGATGAGGTCGCCGGCCTGGACGCCGAACATGATCTGTGAGGCGTTGAATTCAGATTTATCCTGTTCGAGATCCGCCAGGATTTCGTTCGCGCGCGCGCCCGCGTCCTCGGCCGTTGAAAGGTAGGTATAGATATCGAGGCTTTTCTTGGCCCGATATTTGTAGCCCATGACCGCCGAGGTCCGCGTCACCTGGCTCCAGGTGTCGGCACCTGGCACCGGCGAGTGGAAGACGTTGACCGTCTTGTAGGCCAGTGCGTCCCGGCTCCTCTCCATCGTCAGCCCGAACAACTGATGTTCGAGGACGCGGACGGCCGAGGAGGGCAGGGTTGACGTCAGCACCTTGAGCCCGATCCGACCCTCCGGATCCTGCATCGTATAGGCGCCGAGGGAATGCTCCAGTGTCCTGATGACTTCCTGGCTGTTCTGCGTCTTGTGAAGCGGAACCTTCAGGGCGTAGGTCTTCGCCGCTTTCGTTTCCCAGAAAGAATCCAGATCGAGTTCCGCGTCTTCCTGTTCGAGGGCGACGTTGCAAATATCCTTGAAAATGAGCGCCCCGTTTTCGAGGAGCACGTTGTCGCCGCTCATCCGGCCGTCGAAATCGACGTCGATAATATCGGAATCCGCGATGGTGAGGGTACTCACAAAGGTCAGAATCCCCCGGGCGGGATCGTCGAAATAATCCACGTCCACGGTTTTCGCCACGGCGTTGATTCGGACGGCCACGAGCCCCTTGCACTTACCGTCATGGTAGCCGTACTTCTTCGCCGCGGCGTCGAGGCAGACGACCGGAGCGCCCGTGATGTGGCCGTAGTCCCAGGGCTTTTCCTTCCCTTGGTCGCCGTCCGCGAGCGCCGGGTATTCCGTCTGCCAGTAGTGATTGATCGGAAGATCCCGGTGGATGCCTTCGCGCGGGTCCACGAGGTCCACCGCAAAGCTCTCATCCCCGATCCGATGCCGGGAAATGAGCGCCGTGAAAAGAGGCGCGAATTGAGCATAGGTGAAGCCCGGGGCGCCGATGAGGTTTCGGACCTTGCGATTGATCCAGGTGAGGCCGGAATGGAGCTTGTCGAAAAAGTAGGTGCCGCCGTCCTGGAGGGCGTTGATGAATTGGAGCGTACCGTGGGAGATAATGAAATTCCCCTCATGGAGCCCCGTCAATTCCTGGGTCAGTTCAGAGACGCCGTCAGCGCGTAGGAAATTCAGGTAGTTATGATCGTTGAAAATGATCGTGCCGTCCTGGTAGTTCGTGAGGTAAATCCAGAGAGAGGCCTCGACAAAGAAGCTTGCCGGCGTCGTGCCGTCGCTCGAATGAACGCAGAGGATGCGCCCGTAGAAATCGAAGTACCAGCTCCCCGCCGTTGTTTCGACGGCTGTGATCGTAGCGGCCGCGGTGAGCGCGATGCCGTTTTCGTAGACCGCGTCGATCGGGACTCGCGGGATGCTGATCGTCACCTGATAGGTGTACGTCGCGCCGCTCTTGAGCGCCCAGCCTTCGAGGGTGAGTTTGGGATTGAGTTCGCTCAAAATGATCGGCGTCCCGACCGGGTTACGGAGCCACGTCTCGAAGGCGGACGGCGCGTAGGCGGCGAGGGTTGTCGTGCTCGCGGACGCGCAGTAATCCCCGTCCCCGGCGGCGTTAAACGCACGGATCCGGAAATAAACAAGTTGCGAGGCCGTGAGGCCCGTCGGCCGGTAGGAGCAGACCTGGGTATAAATCTGCGCGATTTCCGTCCACGTCGAATCATCCGGCGAGCTCTCGATCCTATAGCCGACGACCGCACCGCCCGTCGTGGGCGGCGTCCAGGTGAGGCGGGTTGTCGTGTCCTGCAATTCGGAAATCACGATAGCCGACGGCGCCCCCGGGACCGCGATAGTGGTGACGGTCACCTCCTCGGAATACGCGCTGTAGGAGCCGCCCTGCTTCGCACGGATGCGGAAGACGTATGTCACCCCGGGCGAGAGGCTGCCGTTCCGGCCGCCGGTGACGTTGGCGGCAACCGTCTGCACCTCGGCAAACGCTCCGCCGCCCGTCTTCCGCTCGAGCCGGTGATCGTCTTCGGCCGTGGAATTATCATCAAAAGAAAAATCAACCTCGGTTCCCGAATAGGCGGTGACCTTAAAATTCGTGGGCTGGGCAATCGCGGCCAGCGTCCGTCCGCTCGCTATGTTCGAATATGCCGAGTACCCGGCGGCGCTGTGCGCGCGGACGCGGAAATACTTGAGCATGTCCCCGGCGAGTCCGGTCCGCTCATAGTGGATAACGTTCGCGGCAACCGTGGGGGGGGTCGTTTCGGCCCAGCCGGTAACCCCGTCGTCGCTTTCCTCGGCGTGGAAGTCCAGCTCGTCCGATGAATTATCCTGCCAGTCGAGATTGAGTTGCGAGGCTGAAATGGGAGTGACCGTGAGCAGGGAAGGGGCGGGGGGGGCGGCCGGCGTGACGATGTTGACGGTGTTGGTGGAGTTGATGATGCCGCCGCCATAGGGCGCGTACGCATCGACCCGGAAAGCATATGCCGTCCCCGGAGCAAGACCGTCATCCCCCCAATCCGAATCGTCTGAGGCGTTCGTGTGAACAAGGTCCCCGTTTCGGTAGATTTTATAAGTGCCCCCCGCGAAATCCGGGAGGGCCGTCCACGTCAGCGTGGCGTGCGTCGCTGTGATATTCGAGATCGAGAGCGTGAAGGCCACTATTGAACCTTTCGGAGATCGAGCGCCCAGTTCCAATACTGATAGCCGTCGGCCTGGGGCCGGGTAATGGAGGCGTTCATAACGAAGTAGGTGTTCGTCGCCGGGGTCGTCGGGTCGAGGCAGACGATGAACCCGTAGACGATCCCGCAAACGGTCAAGAGGTCTTTGACCAGGACCTTGTCCGCGTCGTTCAGCCCCTTGAAGGGCAGCGTCCAGGATGGCACGCGCGGCTTGTTCTGGCCGTGCGCCACGAGTGAATCCGAGAGCTGGATCGTCGAGGCGTCCAGCGGCCCGTCCTGAAAGCCCACCGTATAGCCACGACTCGGCGTCCACTTCTCGCCCGCGAAGCCCGTCGTGATCTGAGCGTAGGCGGCGGCATTGGCCGGGTCCGCGACGGTAACCTTGAAGTACCGTTTCGTGATGGCCGTTCCGAAGCTGTGGAAGATGTCCCCCGCCGCCCAGGTGATCGTTTCGCTTTCCGGATTCGTCCCCGAGGTGTCGTCGGCGCCCGTGAACGTGATGACCGTGGCCGAGGAGAGGGTGTGCCCGAGAAGCGCCAGGAAATCAAACTTGACCGCGGCGCCGGCGTCGAACCAGCCGGTATTCTCGGAGGGGTAGTGGATGCGCCTCAAGTC